TGACTTGTGGGCGCGTGGCAAAAATCGAGGCGAAAAAAAAGCCCGCATTTCGCGGGCACTAGTAGGAATCATGCTTAGCGTCGGCGCGCTTTGCGGCGGTGCTCGGCCATAACTCCGATTATTTTCAACGGTGTGATATCACTTCGCATTGTTGGATAATCATCATTCAATGGAGAAAGTTCGAAGATCATGTCGCCATTCTGCGCGGTGCCTCGGGGCCTGTACTTCTTGAAAGTGGCTTCTTCATGCCCGTTTTTCGCGGCGACATACTCCCCAGGGCGTGGTTGCCATTCCGGTTCAATGATCACAATGTCCCCCGGTCGGAACTCGGGCAGCATTGATTCGCCTTCTATTTCAAGGGCGAACGCCCACTTGGAATATTCATCATCAGCAAACACGGTCGCGTAACCGTCGCCAGCTTCATATGGCTGGGCTATTTCCTTGAGTGCGCCTGCTTGTATTGCTGATATCACGGGTATTGCTCTTTTGCCTAAAGCTACTGGCGATACGTTGGATATGGTCGCCGGAGGCGTGTTTGGAACGAGCTGCAATTTACCATATCTCAACGGATTTTGCTCTGAAGCATCATCCATCAGCCAGTTTATGTCCACTTGCAATAGCTCTGCCAGCTTCAGTAAGTTGCCTTTACTGATGCGGCCGGACTCGACCCAGCCCGTTATTGATTGCTTGGTAACGCCCAGTTCTCGGGCGATATCAGCTTTGGTCCGACCGCTCTTTTTGATAGCTTCGCGAATCTTCGCAGAAAGAGGGATGAGAGGAAGAGCCGTCATAAAGTGGGTATCCAATTAGAAAATCAAGCATTGCTTGATTGTCCGCTGTCTGGTTTGCGTCAATCAATACTTGACCATGGTAAGGCGTTGCCTTACTATCGTCGCCATGACTACTCCATTCGAAAAAGCCTGCGACCTCGTAGGCGCCGCCAAGCTCGCTCGATTACTCAGCGTTTCCCCTCAAGCCATCAGCGAGTGGCGCAAGGGAAAACGCCTCATTCCAATAGAGCGCTGCGCACAAATTGAAGAAGCTACTGATGTGGCCATCACGTGCGAAGAGCTCCGTCCGGATAAAGCCGACTTCTGGGAGTACATGCGACTCCCTGGCAGTAATCCGAGGCGCTCCGCTGAATAGCTGGCTGGCAGTAGGCCTCATTTTGCAGCGACAACTACCGAAGTGGTGGTTGACGAGCAAGAGAATAGTTCATTTCAGTTGATTGCAAAACCATAATTTTTTAGGAGTTGTATGGACGTTCGCAAGGCAGTTCTAAAAGTCATCTCCTCTGTGCCGGGAGGCTGGTCCGTCGCGGCAAATTTCCTCGGCATGTCGGAAGTCTCGCTGCGTAACCGGGCATACGAATTGAAGGGCCAGTCGCTGTCGACGCGCGACGCCCTGACCCTGCAGCAACTGGCGGGCACCACGCAGTTCGCTGAGGCCGTGGCTACTGAAAGCGGCGGAACCTTCGTCAAGCTACCTAGTGCTGACCAAGTGGAAAACGACTCGATCCAGGCGATGTTCAACCAGAACTATGCCGACCTGGGCGCTTTGTTCGCGACCTTCACCGCAGCCATCGCTGACGGCGAGATTGACGACACCGAGCGCGCCCTGCTGCAGGCGCAGGGCGAGCAGTTGCACCGCAAGACGGAAACGCTGCTTGCGTTGATGTTCAGCGTGTACTGCCGCCATACCAACACCGTCAAGCTCGAACCACGCCGCGAGGTGGCCAATGTCTAACCACGAATTGCCGCGCCGTGGCAGCGCCGCTGCTACCGGCTTGATCACGCTCCAAGGTATGGGCGGCATGGCCACGGTCGACGCCTGGCTGCGTGCCAATGGTTGGCGTGCGTCTCGCGCCCTGTTCTTTTCGGATGTTGTGGATCGTCTGATGCGCGCACAACTGGTGATCCTGGAGGGAGAGCGCTTCATTATCACCAATGCCGGGTACAAATACCTGGGCGTCAAGATCGAGGGTGAAGCTGAGGCGTCTGCCGCTCCCGCTGGTCCCCGTTACGCGGCGCCTATGCGTACGCTGGATATCGCTCGCCATCGTCCAGCGCGCGTCATCCGTGAGGGCAGCATGGACTATCGTAATTTCCCATCGGTGATGGGCAGCGAGCGGGTCCCTTATCGTTCGGAGTCTGTTGCGTGACGTTGGACGACTTCGTACGAGTCAATAAAGCTGCACTCGATTCCATAGAAACTCTGCTTGGCGCGTGGCTGCCGAACGGTGTGCGATCCGGCGTGGAATTCTGCGTCGGCTCGCGGCATGGCGAAGCGGGCCAGTCGTTACGCGTGCGCTTGACCGGTGACAAGGCCGGGGTTTGGTCCGATTTTTCTTCCGACGGCGAAGCCGGCGGTGATCTGATTTCGCTCTACGGTTTTATTCATGGTCTTTCCCCTGGCCGCGCCTGCGCGGCCCTAGCAGAACAGCTCGGCACCGAGCTGACCAAATCCGATCGTTCTGCACCGATTCCCCGCCAACCCGCGCACCCAATGCCTAAAGCGGCGTCAGGCCGCGCGCCGGCGCAAGCCGGAGAAGGGGGAAAGGCGGCGGCCGCCGACATGCTTTTGCCAAAAACTCCCATAAACCCTGCGCATGCGCAAGCCGGCAAAGGGGTAGAAGCACCAGCCAACAAAAAAACTCGGACGCCGTGGAAGCCCATGCTGCCGGTCCCCGATGATGCGGGGCCATATCCCAAGGCCCATCTGATGCGTGGGAAGCCGGAGGCGTCGTGGGAATACCGGGACGTTGACGGTAAGCTCCTAGGCGTCATCTACCGCTTCGTGCGCTCGGATGGCAAAGGCAAGGAAGTACTTCCGTGCGTCTACGCCGAGAACCCGGAAACCGGCACGCGCGACTGGCGGTGGATGGCCTTCCCTGAACCACGGCCACTGTACCTGCGCGGCCCGCATCGTCTGCAGGTCCCGCTTGTCGTCGTGGAGGGTGAGAAATGCACCGATTCGGCCCATGAGTTGTTGGGTGATGAAGTGGAATTCGTTTCCTGGCCGGGCGGAGGCAAAGCCGTGGACAAGGCCAACTGGACGGCGATACGGGACCGCGAAGTAATTCTGTGGGCCGACGCCGATAGCAAGGTCTACAAGGAAAATCACGAACGATCGGGAGAGCTGATGCCCGAGGCCGAACAGCCCGGCATGAACGCCATGCAGAAGGTGGCTGCGATCCTGCGCGCGCAAGGCTGCACGGTCTACTTCGTGGACATTCCGGCGCCAGGCGAAGTACCTGACGGATGGGACGTCGCGGATCTGATCCAGAGCGGTGGGACCAGCGCCGACGTACTTGCGTGGTTGTCGCACCTGCGGGTCGAGCCGTCCGAGGCCGAGTCGGCTGTGGTCCCAATGGCCGCAGAGGCGGATGCAACCGGCCAAGACGACATACCGGCATGGCTGGACGTGCCAGACCCGGAGGACTCGTCCAGTGCTTCAATCCCACGTGGGGCTGGCGCCGGTGGCGGGAATGGCCGCAACTTACGCAGTAAGCTGATCCAAACCTCCAATGGAGGCATCAAGGGATGTCGTGAGAACGTCTTCACGGTCATGCAGCACGACGAGCGTCTGATTGGCGCGGTCGGGCTCGACCTGTTCTCAGGCTTGCAGATCAAGCGCAAGCCGCTGCCGTGGGCTAGTGAGTCGGGCGAGTGGACCGAGGCGGACGACTTCAGCCTGGGCGTCTACATGTCCCAGAACCACAGTCTGCTTCTGGCAGCGATTGGCGATATCGAGCGTGGCGTGGCGCAAGCGGCCCGCATGCATGCGTTCAATCCGGTGACGGATTACATGGACCGCTGCGCCGCGGAGTGGGACGGCCAGTCGCGCGTGGCGACTGCCCTGTCTACCTACTGGGGCTGCGAGGATTCCGAATACCTAAGACTGGTGGCCACCATGTTCTTCACCGGCATGGTCGTGCGCGGTTATCGCCCCGGCGTCAAGCATGACTACGCGCCTGTGTTCGAGGGTGGCCAGGGACAGGGCAAGTCCACCGCGCTGAAAGTCCTGGCGGGCGACTGGTTCGCAGACACTCCTTTCCGCATGGGCGAGAAGGACGGCTTCCTCGCGATCCAGGGCGTGCTGCTGTACGAGATCGCGGAGCTGGAGCAGTTCAATCGCTCCGAGGTGACGGCCGTCAAGGCGTTTATGTCCAGCACCGTTGACCGGTATCGCGAGCCGTACGGCCGCCGCATGAAGAACGTGCCGCGCCGCTGCGCCTTCAGCGCAACCACCAACGAGGGCGAGTACTTCAAGGATACGACCGGCAACAGGCGATTCTGGCCCGTCGTGACTGGACGCATCGATATCGCCGCCCTGGAGCGGGACCGCGACCAACTGTTCGGCGAGGCAGTCGCGCTTTGGAAGGCTGGCGTCAAGTGGTGGCCAACCCCGGAGCAACAGCGCCGCCTGATCGATTCGCAGCAGGAAGATCGTGAGATCCCTGACGTGTGGCACGGCCGCATCTATGAGTATCTGCAGGGGCTGGACTCGGACGGGAAGCCCGTCATCGCGGGCAAGATCAACCGCGTCACGGCGCGGGAGTTGCTGGTCAAGTGCTTGCACTATGAAATGTCCAAGCTCGGGCCGGCCAGGAACGAGACGATGCGCATATCGGCGATTATGCGCAAGTTGGGGTGGATTAAGGACCGCGAGACGGGAGGCGCGCGTGAGCGCTTCTACACGCGTCCGGAGCCCCTCCCGGCGGCATCCTCACAAGGAGGCAGCGATGGCCTTCCAAATTAATAGTTTCACCGGCATACTGCTGGGGATCGGCCAGGGATCGTGTGCGCAGAATGCGCGGGCGGAAAAGGCTGCATCGTCAGTTCGTCGTGCTGCAAAACCGACCAGGTTGGCCAACTCGTCCAACCTTCAATTATTTAGGTTGGACGGCTGTAACCCGCATGGTTACAGGCTCCGCCAACCTCCCAACCTCGCCAACCAAAACGCCCGCCCGCGTGCGGCGCGCACGCACACGTATACGTGCGCGAGTGCAGCGTTTTCTTGTTTTCCGTTTTCTATAAAACTTGAAAATAGGTTGGGTAGGTTAGGAGGTTGGCAAACCCAGCAACCATGCGGGTTCCAGACGTCCAACCTTCTGACCAACCTTTTCCGGGTTGGACGAACCAAGGAATATCGATGAAAGAGTTTGAAGCACGGATGGACAACTGGCGGCGCGTGGTGCGCGGTGGACGCGGCGAGAGCGCAACGGCGGGTTGCTGCGCTACCTGGGCGCGTTGGTACGTGGCCCTGCGCCTGTCCGAGCCAGCGCCGGCAAAGGAGCAACTGGAGGAGCGGACCAAGCCTGTGCGCCCCCTGGTGGCGGCCGATCACCTGGACGGCTGGATCATTGAGGCGGCGTGGCGCCACTTGGGCGACTTCAACGACCGACAGGCCCTCAAGTTCATCCATGTCCACCAGTGGCCGGCCGATCAAATACGGCGCCACTTGAAGGGCGTACGCGGTCCGCACGTGTCGCTGGTGATAGCGCGCGCGGAAAAGAATCTGCGAGCCATCTTGAAAAGATTGCAGGACGCAGATAACATCCGCTCTACAACTTGTCTGCCGGGGTGTCCCGTGCCTACTGTCGAATTGACGCTTCCCGATGGGAGGCATTGGCTCGACGGTAAGGTGGACGGCTGAGTTACAATTCTTTTTTTCAAAAAGGATCTACATGGACACAACAGTGTATTTCAAGATGCGTAACGAGCTCGCTACAAAGGTCAAGGCTGTGGATGCTCGAAGGGGGCTTCTTAAGGCGGCCATTGTGTCGTTTGGAGAACAACTGAACTCGCATCTCGGGATCGTAGGCCAAAATGTGCTGGTTGGTACACAGAAAATTGGCGAATTCGTACCGGGCGAATTTTTCATCGCTCGTAACGGTGGCATCGATTTCGACGTGCAGTTAAAGTTTAAGACGATGGAAGGATTCATTTTTTATCCAACCGCGAAGTTGAATATCCAATTCTCGATTGCCCAGGACGCATATGAGATCACTTCCGATCACACCGGTGCAATGGTGACTGTTCCTTATGTGGAAAGGATGGAGGGAGCGTTTACGAGCGCTTTCGGACTTGTTCAGCCGGGGATCGAAGCGGCTTTTTCGGAGTTCTATAAGCAGTACTGAAATCTGTTAGCGTAATTCGTTGGGGCCAGCATATGCTGGCCCTTTTTTTTGGGGGGGGGCGAGATGGCTCTGGTGTTAAATGTCCGCGGTGGCATGGATGCGATCATCTCCGATCTAGGACGCGTGAAGCGCGAGGTGGTCGATAAGGCCATTCCACGTGCACTCAACCGCACCGGAGCCATGGCCATCACCCAGGCGTCGCGTGAGCTGCGCGCGGACGGCTACAACTTCAAGGCGTCCGAGATCAAGGATGCGATGGACCAGCGCAAGGCGACCGCGTCCAGTCTGGTGGCCACCATCAAGGTGCGCCGCAAGACCAAGAGCCTGATGGAGTTCAACCCGCGCGAGAGCAAGGCGGGCGTCACCGTGCGCATCCACGGCCAGGCCAAGCTGATCAAGGGTGCCTTCATTGCCCAGCGGCTCAACGGCAAGGCCGGCGTCTTCATCGAGGACAAGAGCGCGGGCAAGATCATCCTGCGGCGGCAGAAGGAATACAAGAAGGGCAGCCGAGGCGGCTGGCATAGCCTGCCAGCCCGCAAGCTGTACGGCCCCAGTGTGGGCGGCGCCTATGCCAACGATAAGGTGCAGCGTGTGATGGTCGAGTTCATCGGCACGAAGTTCTACGAGCGGCTGGCACACGAGATCAAGTACCTGTCCCGCTGAAAATTCTCGGGTCCTTACTGGCGTTGGGAACACGCGGGTGCCACGACCCCGAAATTTCGCTAGTTACGAAAATCCCTAGGGGGCTATAAATGACCATCACCCAGCAAGAAATCGCTGGCCACCTCGACCTGTCCCAGGCGGAGGTGAGCAAGTTCCTGAAGGAGCAGGGCATCGACTGGCGCGACGTGCCGCTGGACGACATCCGCGTCCGGTATATCCGCAAGCTGCGCGGCAACGCCGCCGGCCACCGTACCGATGACGGGGACGACCTGGTGCGCGAGCGCGTGCTGACCGAGCGTGTGGACCGCGAGATCAAGCTGTTCACACTCGCGGAGAAGAAGGGGGCGCTGGTGAGTGTCGACCAGCTGGAGCCGGAGCTGATGCAGATGGTCGGCGCGTTCAGGGCCGAGCTGATCGGTCGCGACGACAAACTGAAAATGGCCATCGACACGCAGTACGGCATCGACCTCGATGTCCACCTCTTGAATGACCATACCTATGCAGCCCTCTCACACCTCGCTCGATACGACCCAGGCGAACCGCCTGCTGGTGTCCCGCCTGGCGGGGAGCCTGCGGCCGCCTGAACGGATTGGCCTGACCGACTGGTCGCGCCAGCACCGCCGCCTTTCGGCGAAGGCCTCCGCGATGCCGGGCCGGTACAACCCGGACCTGACACCCTGGATCAAGTTCATGCATGAGGCGCTGGACGATCCCAGCGTGAAGAAGTTGGTGGCCATGAAGTCGGCGCAGATCGCGTGGACTGACGGCGTGCTGCTGAACTACATCGGCAAGAAGGTAGACGTCGATCCGACGCCGATGATCATCATGTTCTCGAAGGAGAAGGCGGCCAAGGAATTCAACACCGAGAAGCTGCTGCCGATGGTGGAGGTCACGCCGCGCGTCGCGGCCAAGATGCAGACCGGGCGCCGCAAGGACAAGGACAACACCTGGGACAACAAGGGCTTCCCCGGTGGGTTCCTCAAACTGGTCGGCTCCAACTCGCCTAGCTCGGTGAAGTCCACGCCGGCGCCGGTCGTAGCCGTTGAGGAGCCCGACGACTGCAACGACAACGTGCGCGACCAGGGCGACACCATCACGCTGCTGGAGGAGCGCGTCAAGACCTGGGCGCGCAGCAAAGTCATCTTCGGCGGCACGCCAACCATCGAGGGCGTGTCGCGGATCGCGGCCGCCTACTACGCCAGCGACAAGCGCGTCTTCATGGTCCCGTGCCACGAGTGCGGCGAGAGCCATGTGCTGACGTGGGACAACGTCAAGTGGACGGAGAGCGAGTCGCTGAGCCATGAAGTGTTCGGCAAGGTTGACATGAAGTCGGCCCGCTACGCATGCCCGCACTGCGCCAGCCTGTGGACGGACGAGCAGAAGCGGCAGAACGTGCAGAAGCTTTACCCGGTTGCGACGGCGTCGTTTCACGGTACGGCTGGCTTCTACATCAACGAACTGTACTCCAGCTTCCCCGGCAGCGCGATGAACCTGCTGCTGGACAAGTACCTGACCGCGCAGCACCTGCTGGCCCAGGGGGACGACACGAAGATGCGTGCGTTCCGGAACAGCACCGAGGGCCTGCCGTACGCGTACAAGAGCGACCTGCCGAAGGCGGACACGCTCTCCGAGCGCGCGGAGGACTACGACGAGAAGACGATCCCATGGGGCGGCATGGTGCTGACGGCTGGCGTCGACGTTCAGCACGACCGACTGGCAATCATTGTGCGGGCGTGGGGCCGTGGGATGGAGTCCTGGCTGGTGTACTGGGGCGAGATCCCCGGCCAAACCCTGATTCCCAATGAGGGCGCATGGAAAGAGCTGGACATGCTGCTCGACGGAGAGTTCATCCACGCCAGCGGCAACAGGCTGGTGCCGCGCGCGGTGTCGGTGGACTCGTCGGACGGCACGACCACCGATGCGGTGTATGCCTATGTGCGCAAGCGCCAGGCGCGCGGCTACATGGCAATCAAGGGCGCCTCCGAGCAGGGCGGCGCGTCGAAGGAAATCTTCACCAAGCCGGCCACGTCGGTGGACATGAGCAAGAAGCACAAGCCGCATCCGTCGGGCGTCACCCCTTACATCGTCGGCACGCAGCGTGCCAAGGATCTGATGATCGAGGGGCGGCTGCGGCTGACCGGCAGCGGCCCCGGCCGGCTGCACTGGTACAAGTCGGTGCGGCCCGACTATTGGGAGCAGATCACCAGCGAAGTGAAGGCCCCGCACAAGACGGTGAAGAACCGGAAGGTGTGGCAGAAGCGCGCGGGCGTGCGAAACGAAGCGCTCGACTGCGAAGTGTATGCGCTGCACGCGGCGATCTCGCTGAAGCTGCACTTGCTCAAGCCGGCCACCTGGGACTCGATGGAACTGCATCTACGCCAGAGCGATATCTTTGCGGCTCCGGCAGCACCATCCGTTCCGGAGCAGGTAGCCGATGCGATGGTGGAGCTGGCCTCCGAGGCGGGCAGCGACCTGGTGGAGGTGCTCACCCCGGACCTCATCCGCGAGGCCATCAACCGTGTGCAGACGTCTGCACAAACCCCAGCCCCACCGGCGCCCCCACCGGCGCCGCCAGCGCCCAAGCCTGCGGCAAGGGCGAGAACCCGTAGCCGCGTCGGCGGCTACTCAGCGAAGAATTGGTAGACCATGAACATTTTTTTGACACTGACAGCGGGCGATTCCAGCGACTGGTTCGACCTGCCGCACAAGCACCACCAGCGTGCGGCGCCGCTGACCTCGGCTGATTGGACGCTGACCTACCAGCTGCGCGGACCCTCGCAGCTCACGCTGACTGGCGCCCCTGAAGGTGACGGCTGGCGCACCAGGATCGAACCCGGACAGAGCGCCGGCCTGGCTCCGGGCGAGTACGCAATGGTGGCGCAGCTGACGCGCCCGGACGACCGCCTCACTATCGGGCGGGGGCGGGTAACAATTCTCGCGGACCCAGCCGCGATCACTGACGCCATCGATGCGCGCAGCGTGGCGGAGAAGGCGCTTACCGACTGCGAGGCCGCCCTGGCCAGCTTCAAGTCGTCGAACGGCAAGGTCAAGAGCTACACCATCGGAACCCGTACAACGGAGTTCCACAGCTTGGCCGAGCTGATGGCGCTGCGAGATTTCTGGCAGCGCAAAGTCAACAACGAACGTGCGAAGGCGACGGGCCGTCGCAACCCGCGCGCGCTACTGGTGAGGTTCTGATGAGCAAGTTCTATAACGAGCAGCGCGTGTCGCAGCCCGGATCGGTTGTGCTGCGGGAGTGGAACGCGAAGCGGAGCGCCGCGCGAGCAACGTTGGCCAAGGCGCAGGACCGCAAGCGCCAGTACGCCGGTGCTGCGATGGGACGGCTCGGTTCCGACTGGACTGCGCTGAACACGTCCGCAGACAGCGAGATCATCACCAGCCTGCGCGTGCTGCGCGCGCGCTCCCGCGAGCTGTGCCGCGACAACGAGTACGCCAAGGCGGCGGTGCGCATCATCAAGAACAACGTGATCGGCACTGGCATAGGAATGCAGGCGCAGGTCAAGACCAGCAGTGGCAAGCTGGTTGGCCGGATCAACGACCGGATCGAAGAGGAATTCGAGGAGTGGACCGACAAGGACACGTGCGATCCGGCCGGCAAGTTGTGCCTGGCGGACATGGAGCGCTTGATTCTCGGCTCCCTGGTTGAGAATGGCGAGGTCCTAGCCCGCAAGATCCGCCAGCCCTTCGGGCGGGGCCGGATACCCTACGCCCTGGAACTGATCGAAGCGGACCGCCTGGTTGACCAGTGGAGCACTGTGCGTGCGCAGAACGGAAATACGATTCGCATGGGCGTGGAGCAGGACCGCTGGAACCGGCCAGTAGCTTACTGGCTTTACCCGACGCACCCTGGGGACTACCAGTTCTCATCCTTTGTTGAAAGTGCGCTGGTGCGGGTGCCGGCGAGCGACATGTTCCACCTGTACATTCCCGAGCGCATCGGCCAGACGCGCGGCGTGCCGTGGTTCCACGTCATCATCAAGCGCTTGCGGAACATGCAGGGATACGAGGAGGCTGAGATTGTCGCAGCCAGAGCTGCGGCGTCCATCGTCGGGATTATCGAGTCTCCGGACGGGCTGGTCCCTGACGGTGACGATTTGATCGGCGACGGCGAGGAGGCGCGGCATGGCCCGACGCTGACCATGGAACCGGGAACCTTCCAGCAGCTCGGACCTGGCGAGAAGTTCACTGGCTTCAACCCGAGCCGCCCGAACCAGGCGATGGACCCGTTCATGCGCTTCATGCTGCGCGCCGTCGCCACCGGCGTGGGCGTCTCGTACGCCAGCTTGTCGAGCGACTACTCGCAGAGCAACTACAGCAGTTCGCGCCTGGCGCTGCTGGATGACCGGGATCTGTGGCGCGTGCTGCAGGGCTGGTTCATCCGCAACTTCCGGCGCGAGGTGCACCGCGACTGGATGGAGGCGGCCGTGCTGGCAGGCGAGTTGTCCTTCATGGACTACTACACCAACCAGAAAAAATACTGGCAGGTGCGCTTCAAGCCGCGCGGCTGGTCGTGGATCGATCCGACGAAAGAGGTGATTGCCTACAAGACTGCGGTGCGGGCCGGCTTTATGACGGTTTCCGATGTGATCAGCCTGACGTCGGAGCATGCGGACGCGGAGGACGTGTTCAAGGAGCGCCGCCGCGAGCTGGACATGATGGCCGAGCATGACCTGGTGTTCGATACCGACCCGGGCCAGACCGATTTGAAAGGGGCCGCGCAGGCAAACGCGCTCCCGCCGGAGGGCGATGCCGCTGGCGATCATTCGACCGGAGAGGAGGTGGACGCACCAGAGCGGCAGGACGATGAGCCTGTCGAAGAAGCAGTCGCAGCAGAGTAGTTTTTTTAACCCCACAAAGCCCGCCCGGTTCGCCGCGCGGGCTTTTTGTTTTGGAACCTGTATGGACAAAAAACCAAAGCTGGCGCCGGGCAAGGCGAAGCTGGGGCCGCACAAGCGCTATGCGCGGCTGCTGTCGGACGCAGGCGGCGCAACGGAAGTGCCTGTCGGCGTAGTAGATCGCGAGTCGCGCACTGTCACGTTCTCGTTCTCGAGCGAGACGCCTTGCCCGTTCTGGGATGGCCAGGAGGTGCTCAGCCATCACTCCGGCGCGGCGCGCATGCAGCGCATCAACGCGGGCGGCCCGCTCCTGTTCAACCACGATATGAACGACCTGCTGGGCGTGGTCGAGAAGGCATGGATCGGCACCGACCGCCGTGGCTATTGCACCGTGCGCTTCGGCTCCGACGAGCGCGGCGAATGGGCAATGAACCAGGTTGACGACCGCATCTTGCAAAACGTGTCCTTCTGGTATCGCGTCTATTCCTACCAGTCGGATATGGACACCGACACCTACACGGCGCTCGATTGGGAGCCCTACGAAATTTCGCTGGTGACTGTCCCGGCCGACGCGAGTGTCGGCGTGGGGCGCTCCGCCGCCGGCGATGAATACGACGTGGCGATCCACGAAAAGCAAACCAACCCGGCATCCGCCGACACCATCGAGGAAGAAGAAATGATCAAACGCAAACAACGCATGCAGAATGTTATGGACGGTCAGCGCACTGCAGGCGCCCCAGCAGCTCCGGCCCCGGCCCCGGCGCCAGCCGTTGACCCGGCCGCAGTGGAACATGCGCGCGTCAACGAGATCGAGGCGATGTGCCGCACGCACCAGGTCGGCGACGAGACCCGTACGCTGATGGTGAACCTGCGGACGCCTATCGAACAGGCGCGCGGCATCGTGCTGAACGAAGTCCTGGCGCGCGGCCGTGGCGTTGCCTCGCTGGGCAACAGCACCAACCCCGACATGACCGAGCGCGAAAAGGCGAAGTACAGCATGCTGCGTGCCATCAACGCAGCGGTGAAGGAACGCTTGGGCGAGAGCAATCCCTGGAAGGACGCGGGTTTCGAGCGCGAAGTATCGCAGGCTATCGGCCAGCGCTCTGGCAAGATGACCGCCGGCATCTACGTCCCAACCAACCTGCAGTTCGCAGCGCGCAATGCCGATTACAGCGTCGGCACTGGCGCGGGCCTGTCCGGCACCTCCGGCGGCTCGAACCTGGTAGCCACCAACCTGATGGCCGGCAGCATGATCGAGCTGCTGCGTAACAAGGCCCGTGTCTTCGGGCTGGGCGCGCAAATGCTCTCCGGGCTGGTGGGCAATATCGACATCCCGCGCCAGAAGGCCGCCGGCCAAAGCTACTGGGTGGGCGAGGGCGGTACGCTCAGCCAGACCGGCGCGCAGTTCGACAAGGTAAGCCTGTCGCCAAAGCACATCGGCGCACTGTCGGTGATCACCCGCAACATGCTGCAGCAATCGACGCCGGACGTGGACATGCTGGCGCGCGCGGATCTGCTCAGCACCCTGGCGTTGGGCATCGACCTGGCGACGCTGTCCGGCACTGGCGCCAACAACCAGCCGCTGGGCGTCGCGAATCAGGCGGGCATCAACCAGGTGATCGGTGGCGTGAACGGCGCGGCTATCACCATCGATCACCTGATCGACATGGAAACGGGCGTCGCCGATTCGAACGCCGACAGCGATAGCATGGCCTACCTGGCGAATGCCCGCACGGTCGGCGCATTGAAGAAGCTGAAAAGCGCGAACGGTGAATACCTGTGGTCGAACTCGCCGATGGGACAGCGCAGCGGAACCCCGGGCGAGATCAACGGCTACACCGTGGCCCGTACGAACCAGGTGCGCAAAAACCTGACCAAGGGCACCGGCACCAACTTGTCCGAAGTCTTCTTCGGCGACTGGTCGCAAGTGCTGGTGGGCGAATGGGGCGTGGTCGAAATTCTGCCGAATCCATATGCGGCAGGCCTGTATGAGGCCGGCGGCATCGAGCTGCGCATTCTGCAGACGCTGGACATCGCTGTGCGTCATCCGCAAGCGTTCTCCGTGATGAGCGACGCCATCACCAACTAAGCCGGCACTGCCGCATGCGGCGCCGGCCGGCGCCGCGCCAACAACTCCTTCAGGAAAAACATGACCAAGCAATACCAGATCCGCCACGGCTTCAGCTTTGTGGACGACAAGAACGCGGTGCACACTGGCGGCGCAGTGATCGAACTGGCCGACGATGTCGCCCAGCTGCACTTGCACAAGCTCGAAGCTTTGCCGGCGACGACGTCCAAGCGCGCGACGCCGAAGACGCAGAAGCCTACCGCATCCGACACTTCGGCATTGGAGCCGGCGCCGGTGCTGGGCGTAGCCAGCGACGAGCCCGAGAGCGCCCAGGACGATCCGGCGCCCGCTACCGGCGCGAGCGAGTAAGACGCATGGACGAAGACCTGGACGCCTTTCTTGAGGACCACGGCAAGCCCTGCCTCGCCGGCACCACCGATTTCCTCGGCATCCTGGACCAGCCCGATGTGGATGTGGACCTGGGCAAGGCCAGCACCACGTCCACGATGTACGCGCTGACGGTCAAGTCCTCCGTCGTCGTCCAGGCCCCGCTTCGGAACGGCACGCGCATCACGGTGGCCGGAGTGGACTACATCGCGCGCCATCCGCTCCAACTGGACGATGGCGCGTTCACGCAATTCAGCCTGACGAAACCATGACCACATCCTCTGTATGCAAGCGGCTGCTGGACCGTCTGGCAGTCGCCCTGGTTGGCGCGACGGAGGCCGCAGACCGCGTGTTCGATAGCCGTGAAGTGGCTATTGAGCGCGGCGAAACGCCGTGCATTTTCTTCACGCCGCCAGATTCTGAGGACACCCAATCTTTTGCTGAGGGGGTGGATCAGAATACCGCGCTCATCTCCCTTGAGGTGCTGGCTCGGGGCGAGGACTGGCGCGAGCAGACCGACCGGATTGCCGTCGCGGCACATCGCATCGTAATGAGCGATCCGGTGCTCCAGACGCTGGTCGACAACATCCGCAAGCAGGGCCGCCGTTGGCAGGGCGAGGACGCGGACCAGACCGCCGGCAGCGACTCGCTCACCTATCGCTTCACCTACCTGACCCTGTCGAACGACATGGCCTCAACTTTTTAACCTGAAAGAATCAACACTATGGCTCGACATTTTGGCTCTGGCGTCCTGTGGGCGACGCCTGTGCAGGACGCCCTGGGCGCCGCATATGCAAGTCCAACCCCGTTCCAGTTCGGCATCCTGCAGGACATCGGCATCGATGCCTCGTTCGAGGAGAAGCTGCTGTACGGCTCCAACTCCTTCCCGGTCGACAGTGGCCGAGGTAAAGGCAAGATCGGCTTGAAGGCGAAATTCGCCAACATCAACATCCTGCCGTTCACGGCGGCGTTCTTCGGTCAGTCCGCAGTGAGCGGACTGATCACCTCGGTGAAAGACGACGTGGGCCAGCTGGCCAGCGCGAACGTCACCATCGCGCCGCCGGCCGGCGCGACCTACTTCGCCAATCTTGGCGTGCGCAGCGATGCCAACGGTACGCCGATGATCCGCGTCGCCACGGCGCCGGCCACCGGCCAGTACACCACGGACGGCAATGGTGCCTATACATTCGCGGCGGCCGATGTTGGAAAAACCATCTTTATCGACTACCAGCACCTGACGGCCGCTGCTGGGAAGCTGCTGACGGTAACGAACCTGCCGATGGGCCTGACTCCAACCTTCCGTCTGGATATGTCCATGGCGCGTAACGGCAAGGTACTGACGCTGACCTGGCCGAAAGTCACCAGCTCGAAGCTGGCGATGTCGACCAAGCAGGAAGACTTCATGATTCCGGAGCTGGATATGAGCGCTCTGGCCGACGACAACGGCGTGGTATGGAAATGGAGCGCATCCGAATGATCATCAAATTTTTGAAATGGATGCTCGGCGTCTTCGAACCCGCGACGCGCGAGCCAGCCATCCACAAGCCAGCACCGCCGGCGCCAGAAGCTGCTCAGACGCAGGCGGCCGTCGGTGCAGCCGAAATTGATCACCGCGCCGGCGGCACCGTCCTCGTCCCGGGCAAGGAACTCACGCTGGGCGGCAAGGCGTACGTGATCGCGCCCCTGAATGCCGCCGCTGTGAAGCTGTACCGCGACCAGATCAAAGCCGTGTTCGTCGGTGGCCTGCCGGACATCGAGCTGGTGGCGAAGCTCGCACTGTCCAGCCTGCGGCGCAACTACCCCGCCATGACGGAGGCGATGGTCGAGGAGATCATCGACTACCAGAACTACTTCGAAGTGTGGGAAGTGCTGCTGAACATTTCCGGCCTGGTGGCGCAGGCAAAGGAGATGGTGCGGCGGGTGCAGAGCGAGATGGAAGGGACGGGCTTGACGCCCTGATCTCCCACATCGTGGCGAGCACCGGCTGCACGCCGCAGCAAGCGTGGTCGGAGTGGGACATTCCCTCAATGACCGCGCAACAGGAATATTGGCGGCTGCATCCGCCAATGCATTTATTGGTCGCGGCGCAGGTCGGCTATCAGGCTCCGGAACCGGAAGACGATAGCGCACTAGGCGCCGAAGATCTACTGGCGATGTTCCCCATGCCCACCTGAGCCGGTGGGCATTTTTTTAATGGAGGCGCCATATGGGCGATTCACGAGCCACAAGCGACTATGCGATCAGCGCCGATCCGACCGCTTTCAACGCGGGCATGGAGAAGGCGGCGGATGCTGCCCGCGCGGCCGCGCGCGACATCCAGTCCAGCCTGCAGGCCATTCAGGGGCACATGAGTTCGCTGTCCGGCGCGTTGGCGTCGGTGACGCGGGTGTTTGGCACGCTCACGGCCATCGTGGCCGGCGGCGCCGCGTTCAAGGAAGTCATCGGAAAGTCGAACGAATGGACCGGCGAAGCCAAGAAGCTGGCCGGCCAGCTGGGCGTCACCACCGAGCGGGCCAGCGTGATGATGGTGGCGATGCGCCACCTCGGCATCGACTCCGACACGGTGACGATGGCCGCCGGCAAGATGGCCAAGCAGATCGCCACCAACGGCCAGGCGTTCGAGAAGCTTGGCGTGAGCGTCAAAGACTCGGCCGGGCAGTACCGTCCCACCCTGGACATCATGGGGGAGGTCAACGCCAAGCTGAAGGACATCAAGAACCCCATCGAGCAGAACATCGCCGGCACGCAGATCTACGGCAAGTCGTGGAACGACGTGCGCGGCACGCTGCGGTTGACCACCGAAGAGATCAAGGCCGCCGAGCAGAAGACCAAAGATCTCGGCCTGGTGGTTGGGGATGAGGGCGTGGCCAACGCCAAGAAATACAAGGAAGCGCTCAACGACATGAAGCTGATCATCACGTCGCTGGAGGTGCAGGCTGGTAACGCGCTGCTGCCCACGTTCGTGCGCCTGGGTTCCTGGTTGAGCGGTATAGGCCCGACCGCCGGCAAGGCGATGGGCATGGTGCTGGAATCGCTGGCGTCGATCTTCTCCACAGTGGGAGAGGTGGTCAGCCAGTTGTGGGACCTAATCACCAGCGGGCTGTCCCTGGTCAACGACATGATCGCGGAAGTCATGGGGCATAGCGCGCCGAGCGGCATGCAAATTTTCGCCAATGCCCTGAAGGTGGTCGAGGTGGCCTTCATCGGATTCAAGATTGCGGTCCAGCTGGTGATCGAGGCTGTTATAGGCTACATCGAGCATACCGTGATCGCCGTCATGCGCATGGCGACGACAGCGGAGCGCGCCCTGCACATGGATTTCAGCGGGGCCAAGAAGGCGTGGCAAGAGGGCACGGCGCAGTTGGAGGAGTCGCACCGCAAGCACTTCGACAAGATGGTCAAGATCGCTTCCGATGGCAAGGACAAGATCGACCAGGTCATCATGCGTGAGCCTGCGAAACAACCGGAGATCAAGGATAAGCAGATCAAGGGAGGGCCCACCTACGACTTCAGCAAGGACAAGGAGGAGAAGGGCCAGAGTCGGGTGCACGAGTGGGACGCGAAGCTGGCGGCCGACAAGGACGGCTACGCGAAGCAGCAGGCCATGGCCGGCACCGCCATGGAATACAGCTTGACCATGGAGCGCGACTACTGGAAGGGCGTGCTATCCACCGCAGGCTTGTCCAAAGAGGAGCGGGCGCAGGTCGAGCGCAAGTATTACAGCATCATGGCCGCGATCCGCAAAGAGGAGTTCGAGACGGAGATCGCCGGCGAGAAGCTCAAGCTGGACGCCTTCAAGAACAATCACCTGGAGCGACTGACAATCGCCAATCGCATCTACGAGGAAAACGTGGCGCGCTTCGGCATGGAGTCGAAGGAGGCAAAGGCGGCGCTGGCCGAGGTCTATAAAGAACAGCGCGCCTACGCCGACCAGCAGATGGCGACGAACAAGGTGGTGGTCGAGGCGCGGCGCAATGCCGAGCTGGCGGGGATCGAGGCGGCCGAGCAGGACGCGCAGCAGCAGCTGGCCACGCGCCAGATCACGGTGGAGCGGCTGCTGGAGATGGAAGCGCAGTTCGAGGCCAGGCGCTACCAGATCAGGATGCAGGCGCTGCTCGAACAGCAAGCCACGCTGAAGAACCCCGATTCGGATCCGGTGGCGCTGGCGCAAGTGCACGCGCAGATCGAGGCGCTGGAGCAGCAGCATCAGCTCAAGCTGGGCCAGATCAAGAACAAGGCGGCCCTGCAGGACAGGCAGACCTCGCAGTCCGTGGCCAACGCGGCGCAGTCTGGTCTGGCCAACGTCATCGCCAGCACCGCGAAAGGCACGATGACCATGGGGCAAGCCATGCAGTCGATGCTGCGCACCGTGGTTGGCGCGGTGATCGACATGGGCGCGAAGACCGCATCGGAATTTTTGATGAATATGGTGCTGGCCAAGAGCGCATCCAAGTTGACCGCCGTTGGTCAGATCTCGGCGAATGCCGGCGTGGCCGGCGCGGCGGCAACGGCCTCCGCCGCCGCCATCCCGTTTTATGGCTGGGCCATGGCGCCGGAAGCGGGTCTGGCCGCGTCGGCGGCCGCCATGTCGTTCATGCCCTTGGCATCCGCCCGCAACGGCTTCGACATTCCGGCCGGCCTGAACCCGATCACCCAGCTCCACGAGAAGGAAATGGTGCTGCCGGCAGCGCAGGCCGATGTTGTGCGTGGCCTGGCTGACGGCGATGGCGGCTCTGGACACACGATCAACTATCACGATCACTCGGGCAGGCTGTCGGCGGCGGAAATTCGCCGCAATGTCGGTGTGATCGCGACCGCTTTGAAGGACCACGCGAAAAAATGAGCGATCCAATTTTTCCGACATTGCCTGGCCTGACGTGGGACGTCACCTGGACGCCGATGTTTCGCACGAAAGTGCAGTCGGCCGTCAGCGGCAAGGAATACCGCACGTCGCTGATGGCCAACCCGCTGTACAGCCTGCAGCTGAAAGTGGAGTTCCTGCGGCACGGCGCCAAGCAGGAGCTGCGGCAGCTTGCCGGCTTCTTCATGGCGCGGCGCGGTTCCTTCGAGAGTTTTCTGTACAAGCTCGACGACGACTGCTCCGTGACCGATCAGCAGATCGGTGCCGGCGACGGCGTTACGCGGTCGTTCCAACTCGTGCGCGAGTTCGGCCAAGGGGCGGTCGAGCCGGTGCAGAACATCGAGATTGTCCGCGACGTGAAGGTGGCGGGCGTGCTCCGCGCGGCGGCCGGCTACACCGTGTCGCCAACCGGCTTGTTGACGTTCGCTGTGGCCCCCGGCGCCGGCGCGATCACCTGGTCAGGTGGCTACTTCTACCGCACCCGTTTCGCCGATGACGAGCAGGATTTCGACCGCTTCATGCAAAACCTGTGGAAGGCCGGCACGGTGAAGCTGATCGGCAGTTTAGGAATGAGAATATGAGAAATGCTACTCCCCGCCTGCAGGCGATCCTGGCCAGCGGATCGTTCTGCAAGTGCAACCTGTTCACGATGACGCTGGCCACCGGCCAGATGTACCACTGGACTGACGCCGACGTGGATATCGTCGCTGGTGGCCAGGTGTACGCATCCAGTGGGCCGAGCTTTTCCGGCGCGCAGTACAGCCTGGTGCGCGGCATGCAGGTCAGCACGCTTGAGCTGGCCGTGTTGGTCAAGCCCACTGACCTGGTCGCCGGCGTGCCGTGGTTCCTGGCCGCGCGCTCCGGTGCGCTTCGCAATGCCGAGGTGCTGGTCGAAAAGGCGTTCATGCAGGCCTGGGGCGACACGGCCGAGACGATGAGCGTGTTTCGCGGCTATGTGAGCGAGAGCCACGACGGCGAGCAGGAAGTCTCGCTGACCGTCGTGTCGGACAGCAATCGGCTCAACACCGCGGTGCCGCGCCCGCTGTTCCAGGCGGGCTGTATACGCACCCTGTACGACGCGGGCTGTACGGTTTCCAAGGCCGCATACACATCGAGCGCAGCCGTGCTGGACGCGCCGAACCGTTATTCGTTTTCCGCGAACCTGGGCCAGCCCGATCAGTTCTTCGAGTTGGGCGAGCTGGTCTTCACCGGCGGCGCCAACGCGGGCGTGCGCCGTTCCGTGAAGTCGTTCCTGGGTGGCGTGTTCGAGCTGTCCTACCCGCTGGTGTTCGACTTGGCGCCCGGCGACACGTTCTTTGTGCGCGCCGGCTGCGACCGGACACGCGGCCCGAATGGCTGTGCGAAGTTCGCGAACCTGAGCAATTTCAAGGGCACGCCATTCATTCCCCCTCCGGAGGTGGCGGTATGACCCCGGAAACGCGCCAGAACGTCGTCAGGGAGGCGATCAGCTGGCTCAACACGCCGTACCACCATCACGCCGACGTCAAGGGCGCTGGCGTCGATTGCGTCATGTTGATGGTGCGGGTCTACGGCGCATGCGGACTGATTGGGACGGACGTCGATCCGCGCCCCTATCCACACGACTGGCACATGCACCGCAGCGACGAGATTTATCTCGGCGGCGTGGAGGCGCTGGCCGAGTCTGTGGAGACGCCGCTGCCGGGCGACATCGCCCTGTTCCAGTTCGGCCGGTGCGTCAGCCACGGCGCGTTGGTCATCGAATGGCCGCTGGTGCTGCACGCATACATCGAACATGGTGCGGTGGTGCTCACGGACGTCAGCAAGAGCGCGGAGCTGCAGAAGCGTCTGCGCGGCTTTTATTCATTGAAGGAGTAGCATGGGTGGATTGTTCAAGAGTGGCGGCAGCGTCAGCAGCAGCGCGCCGGTAATCTCGTCGCTGCAGCTGCAAACATCGAGCTACGGCCGGCCCATCCCATGGGTGTTCGGACAGCAGCGCGTGGCGCCGAACCTGATCCAGTACGAGGACTTCAAGTCCATTCCGCACAAGTCGAGCCAGCGCACCGGCAAGGGCGGCTCTGGTGGCGGTGGTACCACCGATTACACGTACACCGTGGCGGCGGCCATGGCGCTCGGAGCAGGGCCGCTGCAGGGCATCGGACGGGTCTGGAAGGACAAAGAGAAAAGCTCCCTCGGCGAGCTGCGGCTCGACTTCTACAACGGCAGCAACACGCAGACGCCGTATCCGTACTTCTTGACCACGCATCCGGATCGCGCGCTGGCCTATCGTGGCATTGCGTACGTCGCCAGCGGCGCCTACGACCTGGGCTCGTCCGCAGGCATGGGCAATCACACGTTCGAGGTGCAGGCGCCCGGCAGCGTGGGCAGCAGGTACGGCGTGGCGGTGCCGGACGCGGAGATCGCGGATGTGATCACGGCGATCCTGACGGACGTGGAGCAGGGTGTCGGCATTGATCCATCGGGCCTGGGCGACATGGCGCAGTTCCGCGCTTATTGCCTCGCCAATGGCTTGTGGGTCAGCCCGGCCTACACCGAGCAGCGCGGCGCCTTCGACTACATCAAGACGCTGCTGACGATCGGCTTTGCCGATTGCGTGTATTCGGACGGCCAGTTCAAGATCGTCCCGTATTCGGACCGCGCCGCATCGAGCAGCCTGGCCATCTACACGCCGACCATCGCGCCGGTCTATGACCTGGACGAGGATGACTTTCTGTACGACCAGGGCGGCGACGCCGTCAAGGTTTTCCAGAAGTCGACTGAGCAGTCCTACAACCATGTGCGCGTGAAGTTCCCTGACCGGGCGAACGACTACAACGACAACATCGCCGAGGCCAAGGATGATGCGGACATCGAGCTGAACGGACTGCGCTCGATGGACGTGGTCGACATGCGGGAGATCGCGGACGCGGCCGTCGCGCAGGCGGCCGCAAACTTCCTGCTGCACCGCTCGCTGTACATTCTGAACACCTATGAGTTCCGCCTGCCGTGGAAGTATGCGCGGCTGGAGCCGATGGATGTCGTCACACTGAATTACGCGCGCAAGTTCCTTGCCGGCACGCCGGTCCTCATCACGGAAATTTCGGAGGAGGGCGACGACCAGCTGGTGATCAAGGCGGAAGACTACCCGCTGGGCAGCAACCGTGCGCAGCAGCCGGTGCCGGACATCGGCAACAGTGCGCCGAACTACGCGGTCCCACCCGGCAATGTGAACGTGCCGGTGCTGTTCGAGCCGCCGGCTCGTCTCACGGATGGGGCGTCGCAGGTTTGGATGGCGCTGTCTGGCGGTGTGGATTGGGGCGGCTGCGAGGTGTGGGTGTCGGCGGACGGCACCAGCTACCAGCGGGTCGGAACTGTGCGCAGTAAGGCCGTGCATGGCGTGCTGACGGCGACGCTTGCGGCTGGTGGTGCGCTCGATGTCGCGCACACCTTGTCGGTCGACGTCGCGGCCGCCGGCGGCACGCTCACCCCGGTCAGTCAATCGAACGCGGATAGCCTGGTCAGCACATGCTACGTCGACGGCGAGTACATCGCCTATTCGGCGGCCGTGCTGCAGGCGGTGGGCAAGTATGACCTGTCCTACCTGGTGCGCGGTGCGTATGGCCCGGCCATCGTTGACCACGCGGCCGGCGCGTCGTTCGCGCTGCTGGATAACGCCCTGTTTCGCTGGACATTCCCCAGCGAATGGGTTGGCAAGACGATGTGGTTCAAGTTCGTCAGCTTCAATTCGTTCGGCGGTGCGCGGCAGGACATTTCCACAGTGCCGGCGTACCAGCGCGTGCTGCACGGTGCGACCGTCTCGGCGGTGGTCGGGCTGGTGACGTCGCCCCGGCCGTTTGGGATCGGCGTCAGCTGGTCCCTGCCGCCGGGCGACCTGGACTACCTGCGCGGTACGGAGCTGTGGCAGTCGACCAGTGCCGACCGCAGCACGGCCGTCCTGGTGGATTCCCTCGCGGCGCCGCAGAGTTCGTTTGTGCTGGGCGGCCTGAATGCGGGGGAGACGCGCTACTTCTGGGTGCGGCTGGTGGACCGCATGGGCAATGCCGGCGCGTTCTATCCGGCGGGCGCGGGCGTGGCTGGCCAGACCAGCACGGACGCGGCGTCCATTTTGAGCTACCTGGGCGGCGTGATCGGCAAGACGCAGCTGGCGCAGGATCTGCTAAAGCCGATCGAGGACGCGGAGGAGGTCATCGGGCCGATGGTGGACCGGGTGAATGAACTGCTCAATGGCAAGGCTACGGACGAGCTGGCCGCGAATCAGCTGCTCGCCATGATCAACGGCGACAAGGCACTGACCGACACGACACAGAAGGTCGGCACGCGAATTGAGACCGTGCGCGCCGAGAGCAAATCCGACACCGCCGCGCTGGCCCAGCAGGTCGACCTGGTCGGCGCGGCTGTCGGCCAGAACGCTGCGGCGATTGTGAGCGAGCAGACCGCGCGTGTGAACGCGGACGGCGCGCTGGGCCAGCGTATCGATACGGTCGTGGCGCAGGCCGGCCAGACGGCGGCCGCAGTACAGAGCGAGCAGACCGCTCGTGTGAACGCGGACGGCGCCCTGGGCCAGCGCATCGATACGGCGCAGGCGAAGGCCAACGATGCGAGCGCGGCGGTCCAGCAGACCTCCCAGGCGCTCGCGCAGACCGATGGCAAGCTGGCGGCGCAGTACACGCTGAAAACGCAGGTGACACAGGGCGGGCGGCGCTATCTGGCCGGCATCGCGGTGGGCGTGGAGGTCGACGGGCCGGCGGTCGAATCGCAGATCCTGTTGAGCGCGGATCGCTTGGCGGTCGTGAGCGAAGCCAACGGTGGAATCATCACTCCGTTCGTGGTGCAGAACGGCCAGGTGTTCATCAACCAGGCCTTCATCGGTGATGCATGGATCAAGGCTGCGCACATCCAGAACGCGGCCGTGGACACGCTGACCATTGCCGGCAATGCCGTCACCACGATGGCATCGGCGTCCGGTATCGGCAGCGCGTCGGTCACGTTCAATGCGTATGGTGCGCCGATCTACTTGGCGGTGACAGGGGTGGGTATTTTTTGGAGTCCGACTGGAGACGCTTTTTCCGGCACCACCGGTTTGACAATTTTTCGTGATGGTACCGCGATTAATTCGATTTCAACGACGGGATTAAACAATTCAGGAGTGGAGAGGTCGCAAAGCGCAACATGCGTGCACATCGATTATCCCGGCGCCGGCACGCACACGTACACATTCATAGTGAGCGCCGACAACGCAGGATATGCGAGATCGGGACAAATTAACGCGGCAATTTTGGAGACAAGGCGGTGAGGGATTACATCATCCACAACAACGAGGGGCGCATCCTGCAGACCGGGCGCATTCCTGAATCCATGTTCGAGTTACAGCAGGAGGAGGCGCAAGGGCGCTTTGTTCTGGAGGGAAGTGCAGACGTCCGCACACAGTACGTGGTCAACGGCGCGCTTGTGTCCCGGCCGGTCAATCCGGCGGTGTTCTCCGCGATGGCTGCTGCTGCGGACGGAACGGACGAGGTCGTGATCGCAGGCGTGCCTGCCGGGTCGAAAGTCGCGGTGACGGGGCCTGTATCGCTGTCAGACATCGCGGACGGGACGGATATTTGCCTGACCTTCGCACGGCCTGGTGCTTACCTGGTGCGCGTCGAGTCGTTCCCATACCGAGATCTGGAGGTCACTGTCGATGCGGCTTGTCCTTCACCCATTCGAGGGCCTCGGTGATGCGGTGGCGTGGGGGCGCCGTGAAATCGACCAGGCGGCCCTGCAGGCGCGCGAGCGGTTCGCGACCAGCCTTGCCGGGCAGGCGGCTATTTACAACGACAAGTATTGGGAGGCCTGCGCTGTGCTGGCATTCGACAGCCCACCACCGGGCGTCTACCTGTGGATCGAGGCAGAGGCAGGCCGTTCAGGCAGTTCGCTGAACGAAGTGGCCACGCGGGTCAAGGCACGCGGCGACGCCGCGCGCCGCGCTGGCCCTGCCATCGAGGCGGTGCGTGTTGTCGGGAAGGATCGGCTTGCCGCCGCCACCACGGTCGCGCAGGCGGTCAGGGTGACGCGGGACGTCATCGCAGAAATTGGACGGTGCGCGGCGGGTTGATTGCCGCGCACTGACGGATACGAGGGCCGCCCAGTTGGGCGGCCTTTTCTTTTGAGGGATACATCATATGAGTTGGTATCGAAGCGGCACGGTATCGGTGGTCGCCGGCAGCAAGGTAGTAGCAGGGACCGGGACGGACTTCATCACCTACGTCACGCCGGGCGCCATCTTCTTCGGCCCGGACGGCCGGGCCTATGAGGTGGACACGATCACAGCGGCGGGCAGCATGTCGCTGGTAACGTCTTACGCCGGTGCAGCAGCAAACAACGCTGCCTATTCCGTGGCGCCCACGCAAGCCTATATCGTCGCGCTGGCGCAGCAAGTGGCGTCGCTGCTGGGGACGTTCTCCGGATTCAGGGACGACTACCTCGCCGGCAACCTGGTCGGCGCCGGCCTGGAGCTGAAAGGCATTCTCGCATCGCCGGCGCAGCTGCCGGCGACGGGCAACAGCGAAGGCGACGCCTACATGATCGCGGCGGTGCTGTACGTCTGGGCGAAGGGCGCCTGGCAGTCCGGTTCCATTCAGGGGCCGAAAGGCGATGTTGGCGACGCCAACCCGCTCACGTTGCAGGCGGCCGTTGATGCGCAGGCGGCCAAGGTTGCAGCAGCTGCGTCTGCGCTGACCGCTTCCAACAGCGCGGCAACAGCACTGACGTCGCAGACATCGGCGGCCGGCAGCGCGACGGCGGCGGCGGCCAATTTGGCGACCGCACGCAACGCGTACTACGGCAGCTATGCTTCTGATCCGGCGACACGTCCGGACGCATCGGCCCGTCAAGCGGGCGACCGCTATTACAACAGCGTCGCCAAGGAGGAGCGCACATTCAACGGCACGATCTGGTACGTTCCCAATCTGTCGGCTGCCGGTCTCGCTGCCCCAGGCGGGGGCGGGCAGGTTGGCAATACGCCGGCAGGCGGTGTTACTGCGACGACGCAGCAGGGCGCAATCAACGAGCTGGACACAAAAAAGGCGGCGCGCAACGGCGACAGCACGCAGAATTTCGCGGTGGCCAGCCTGAATGGTGGCCCGGTGGTGGGGCTGAACAATAAGCTCATCAATGGCAACATGAGCATTGATCAAAGAAACAACGGGGGCAGCGTCAATATCGCTGCCGGCGCAAGTGCCTACGTTTTAGACTGCTGGCTGATCATCAATTCTACCAACCAGACTGTCACTGTCCAGCAAACAGCGACAACCTTTGATGGCTCGGATGTGCATAGGCGTATGCGCGTGAGTTTTGCTATAGCACCCACAACAGGGGCTGTTTTTGTTGCGCAGCGCGTTGAGGGCGCTGACACTCTCGCCGGACAGACCGCCACAGCGTCCTTCCATGTAGCTACTGCCGAGGCGGCGCTTGTCTCGACTATTTATACGCTTCAAAACTTTGGCTCTGGCGGGTCTGCCGCAGTTTCTCAAACCCCTGTGGGCTTTACCCCAAATAACACCATATCAAGATATTCGGGGAATTTTGCTATGCCGAGTATCGTCGGAAAGACTGTCGGCGCTGGGAGTTACGTGGAGTGTGGCGTCAGCTTTACAGTGCGTTCGACAAGCGCGATTACCATCACAGACGCTCAATTTGAGATTGGCTCTGTCGCCACACTATTCGACAAACGCCCAATCGGGTTTGAGACGATGCTGTGTCAGCGATACGCGCAAAAAGTTACGTGGGCAGTTAGGGATGACACCGCAAATGCAACCGCGCGGCTGACAGTGACCCAGACATACGTCGTACCCATGCGAGTTACACCGACTGCTATCAATTTAGCTCCGGGTACGGTAGTCGGCATGAGCGGTCTAAATATTTTTCCTGGGGTCTATGGGTTTAGGGCTGAGGGGGTTAAGACCGCGGCAGGAGATTGCTACGTACTAGATCGTGTTGACCTACTGACAGCGGGGCTATAAATGTACACACTTACAAACTCAAACTCGGTCATCCGTACTGGAGATGGTGCATGCATTCCCTTCGCTGATGGCAATACCGACTACGCAGAGTATCTGGCTTGGCTGGCTGCTGGTAACACACCGACGCCACCAGAGGCGCCGGACCCGGCCGCGCTGCTGAAGTTGGGCGAAGTAGCCATTCAGAGGGCAATGGATGAAATGGCGCGCACGCGGGGCTACGATGACATCAAGAGCGCCTGCGCCTATGCAAGCCCTGCTCCGGTTGTTGACGATGGGTCGCCCCTGTTTCAGCGCTGCGAGCGTTTCCGCATCGAGGGCAACGCCCTACAGCAATGGATGGCGCAGACCTGGGCCAAGGCCTATCAGTACCTCGACCTGGTGGCGAAGGGCGAGGCGCCAATGCCAAGCCCGGAAGAGGCGGTGGCCATGATGCCGCCATTTACCTGGCCGGACTAATCCACGTAAAGCTTTTACAACCACTACCCGCCGCGTGCGGGTTTTTTTATTATGAAAGTACCTATGCCAATCGAAACCACTGCCGCCGCCGGCGGCGCCCTCCTCAAATATTTCGGGGTGCCGGTCGCAGCCGGCGCCATCGCCACCTCCCTGGCCTTCATGTTCATGTGGCCCAAGACCGTCAAGGAGGCGTTCGTGCGCTTCCTATGCACCATCCTGTCGTCCAGTATTCTCGGCCCTGTTCTGGTCGTCATGATGCGCAGCTGGTGGCCCTCGCTGTTCGATGCCGCGCGCGACGTGGCCGTCATGTACGGCAGCGACCCGGCGCTCGGCTTTCTTTTTATCGCTGGCCCGTTGATGGTCGTCGCCGGCCTGCCCGCCTGGTGGATCATCGGCGGCATTGTTCGCTGGTTCGACAAGCGCAAGGACAAGGACATCGGCGAGCTGGTGCAGGACGCGGCCGGGGCCGTCAAGGATGTGCGAGGCGCGCTGTGAGGGCGCCTCAACTGTTGGCGCTCATGCCGCTGGCCACTGACCGCATCGATGTCTTCATGAGGCCGCTGGCGGCCGCCATAACCAGTACTGCATCCTGCGGGGCGCTGAAAGGATTTAAATGATTCTCTCTCTGTTGACCATGATGGGAGGCGGCCTGATGCGCCTGCTGCCCGAGCTGTTGGCCTTCCTGAACAAGACGACCGACAACACCCACGAGCTGGCCATGCTTGACCGGCAGTTCCAGCTGGAGCAAACACGCGCGGCCAGCCGTCAGGCAACCGTGGAATACCAGGGCGGCGTGGACCAGACGCTGGCCCTGCTCGATGCGCAGAAAACAGCGCTGCAAGGACAAATGCAGCCGTTGGGCATCTGGTGGGTCGATGCGATGAACTTCCTGGTGCGTCCGCTGACGACCTATTACGTCCTGGCGTTGTACGGCGTGGCCAAGGTGGCGCTGTTCATGACCGCATTGCATGCCGGAGGCGACATCTGGGGCGCGTCCCTGCAAGTCTACGACAGTGAAGACCGTGCCATCCTGACCGGCATCCTGTCCTTCTATTTCGTCGGGCGCGTTGTGGACAAGCGCAAATGACGCCGATGTCGGATGCCCTGGTCCTTGCCATTGCGATGATCAAGGCCTTTGAGGGCTGCCGCCTGCAGGCGTATCAGGATGTCGCTGGCGTCTGGACAATAGGCTGGGGTGAAACGTTAGGTATCAAGGAAGGCATGATTTGGACGCAAGAGCAGGCTGACGCGGTACTGCTGCACCGGGTTGGCCAGTTCTTACTGGCCACCCTGGCTCGTTGCCCTGCATTGCACCTGGAGCCACCTGAGCGGGTTGCCGCCTGCGTCAGCCTGGCGTACAACATCGGGGTCGGCGCGTTCGGCGCCAGCTCGGTGTGCCGATTGACTATGCGGCAGGAGTTCGCGGGGGCCGCCGAGCGCTTCCTGCTTTGGATTCGAGCCGGTGGGCGAGTGATAGCGGGCTTGGTGATTCGCCGGCAGCACGAACGTGCTGCTTACCTTGCGGCTGACAGGTAGGAAAAGAACTGTGCAGACGTCTGCACACAAAAAGACAGAGCGCCGGTCGTGACTGCGTTAACAGCCACGGCCGGCCTCGAATAGAACTAATGCTGCGTTGGCCCGAGTTGCCGGCGGTTTTGCAAAATTTGAGCGCATGATCGTCCTGAAGCTAGTAGGGCGATGTTAGAATCGCGAGTCACATTTCCACTGATCAACATGACATGGTTTCTAAAAAAAATAACGACATACAATGCCTGCGTGCTGTTGCGATCCTACTCGTGCTAATGCAGCACTACCGATCAAGGCTGCCGACCCCAGAATCTTATGCGAGGCTTTTTGAACATTTCTCTTTTTGGCCTGGGGTTGATATATTTTTCGCAATATCTGGGTTCTTAATCTACCGGACATTCCTGCGGGATCTCGGCACTAGTTCCATAAAACATGCAGTCTCTGGATTTTGGGCGCGACGAGTAGCGAGACTCTTCCCAGCGTTGGTCTTTTGGGGGATTTTTTCAATCGGAGTTTCATTTTTCACTAGCTCCGTGCAAGGCGCAGATCCCACGAAGGTCGCTATCGGTGCGGCCACTGCTTTTTTGGGGATATCTAACGCTTACTGGGTAAACTGCGTTCAGGCTGGATTTGGGGCCTGTGGCAGCGCTGACTTCAATGGTGTCACTTGGTCATTGTCACTCGAATGGCAACTTTACGCCCTTCTCACGACGCTGATCTGTATTGTTGGTAGGCACCGGGCATTAGCGGTAATGCTAGCTGTGGGCTTGTTTATGGCATTTCTGCCAGGACCAAGCTTTTCTTATGTTTGGGCGTTTCGCCTTCAAGCGTTTACGCTAGGTGCATTGACCGGTTTAGCGTTGGAAAAGACAACCCCGCTAATGAAGCGTTCTCAACATCAAGGAATTTCATTAATACTATTCGTTTGCGGTGTATTGATTTGTGTGAGTGCGCCCACTTCTCTGCCGCAACCCTTTTCGCTTCCTGCAATCGCTGTGGGCGCGTGGCTGTGCCTAGCATCGACATTGGGTGAAAACATTTTCTCTAAATTTAAGGCGTCGAAACCGTTAGTTTGGATCGGCGAGCGCTCTTACTCGGTGTACTTATGTCACCTGCCATTAATATTGGTGACTAGGGAAATAATGTCGCGGACATGCGGGCTCGACGTTTCGGTGAGAAATGTCGCCATTGCATTAATTACCTTAATTATTCTAATCACCATTTCGGCAGAACTCTCTTACCGATTTATCGAAATCCGCTTCCAAGGCATAGCGCGACAGTATGCTCCCAGTTGGTTTGCTCCCCTCCGGTTTGAAGCGGAAACGAATGTGCGGTCTGGAGCGTTCAGAGAACGGCCGGAAGTGGGGCGGTAGATAGCTGGGGCTAATTCCGGGGCTAAGCGATGGGATTGGAGGGGCAATCAGGGGTTGGAGCGCAGGGTGATGCTTAGGAAGCGCGCCCCCTGACTTCCCTAGGTTGCCGGGCCTGCGAGGTTCATAGCCTATGTCAGGTGACGTCATACGCCTTTCGGCCTAACGTCAAGTTTCACGCGGAACGGCATAGAGCCTATATGGCTGGCACGAGTTAGAATCTGAAGTAAGTCATTTATGTACTGCACCATGCATTCTTGGAAATTTTCCCTATGTTGGCAAGGACTAATGCTGCAATGGGAAGTATAACCGTTGCATTTGCCCCTATATGAGGCGCGACCGCTGCAGAGACGCTGGTTACGAAGGCGAGCTGCAAGCTTTGTTTTGCCTTACTAATTTCCTCACGGTCTTTTTCGTATTTTTTGTCGCCACAAATAAAAGCACGTATCTCCAATTTTAATTTCTCCAAGAAATCTTTCCCGGATGGCGCAGGTGCTCCTGCTGAAAATGGGGCGGTCGTTGCAGCAGATGCAGATACCCATTGGATTGCTATGTCTTCTAAGCTAATACCTTGGGCGATTAATGCATTTATGCTTTTCTGTTGAAAAGCTGGCAGAGTAGAGATCCATTCTTGCGAATCGTCAGTAAAAAAATCATCAGTTACATCGCTCATAATAGCATCTCCTTCAGATATTCGGCAGAAACTGCATGTGTGGTTTGATGTAGGACAGCTGGATTAATCCCGCCGACTTCTACCCAACCTTGAGAATTAGGATTGTACGCCCCACATAAAATCGCGACAACTTCTCCGGTGTCTTTTCGAACTATGGGTGAGCCGGATTGGCCAGGACGCGCTAACGCGTTCAATATTATATATT